ATCGCCTACTGGGCGGCAGAGGCCGCGGTCAAGACGCAGAGCGAGCCCAAGTTCCGCCAGTGGGACTACAGCCTGCAGAAGCTGATCGGGTTGCACTACGCGACGGACGAGCTGTTGCAGGACGCGACCGCTCTAACGTCGGTGGTCAACGGTTGGTTCTCGGACGAGTTCGGATTCCAGCTCGACGACGCCATCTACAACGGAAACGGCGCAGGCAAGCCGCTCGGCATTTTGGCTGCTCCGTGTCGTATCGAGGTTGCGAAGGAGGGCGGGCAGTCCGCGGCTACGATCGTCGCTGACAACATCTACAAGATGTATGCGCGGATGCCGGCCGGCTCGCTTGGAAATGCGGTCTGGCACATCAACCAACAGTGCTGGCCTCAGCTCTTCAAGCTGTCGCAGGCCGTCGGTGTCGGCGGTGTTCCGCTGTTTATCCCGGCCGGTGGCATCAACCAGGCTCCGGCGGGCACACTGCTCGGCCGTCCGATCGTTCCGCTTGAGCAGTGCGCAGCCCTCGGCACGGTGGGCGACATCGCCTTCTGCGACTGGCGCCAGTATCTGGCCATCCGCAAGGGCGGCATCCAGTCCGCGTCGTCGATTCACGTCAAGTTCGTGTACGACGAGACGGCTTTCCGCTTCGTGCTCCGGTTCAACGGTGCACCGATCCCGAACAGCCCGTTGACGCCGGCCAACGGTGGCGCGACGGCGACGATCAGCCCGTTCATCCTTCTGGCCACCAGAGCGTAAGAGGAGAAGAAGACATGGCCAACTCTCTGAACCTTGTCGAGCAGTTCAAAATCGTTGACGCATCCGCCGGCTGTGTCACCTCGAACGGTGGCGTTACCTGCGACTACGTCACCCTCAAGGGCGTCAAGCGTGCGTGGATCGTCGCTCAATTCACGCAGGCCGTCGGACACGCCACTGTCGTGCAGCCGCAGATGGCAACGGCCGTTGCTCCTACCGGGGCAGTGTCCATCACCGCAGTGCAACGCATCTGGGCGAACGAGGCGACCGCTACCACCGATACACTCGTCCGACAGACCGATGCCGTGCTCTACACGCTGACCGCCGACGTCACCAAGAAGCAGGTTATCATCGAGATCGACCCGGCGAGCTTCGGTCCGACCTACGACGTTCTCGGGTGCACCATCTCCAACAGCGGGCAGGCTACCAACTTCGTCGCGGTGCAGTACTTCCTCGAGATGGGATACAGCCAGGCGACTCCGCCCACGGCCATCACGGACTGAGGGGGCTAGATCATGACCTATCTCAATCCGGGTAGTCAGGACGCTCAAGCGCTCGTCGGAATGCGGCTGGGGTATCGGGTGGACCGGGCCTCCGCGATCCTTCCGGCGACGACGAGCACCACGTATTTCACTGTGGTCGGCGGGCGCTGTGCCTGCTACTTCCTCGGTGAAGTGACGGTGGTGTTCGACGGCACGGTCAACAGTCTCAGCTTGACCCACACTCCCACCGGCGGAACGGTGGGGGACATCGCGGCCGCGGCCGTGGTCACGAGTAAGGAGGTCGGTACGCTCTTCGGCATGAGCGGGATTCCGACTGACGCTCTGACCATGACCACGTCGTCTTCGCTCTTCCGCAATCAGGTGATTCTGAAGCCGGGTGCGGTGAAGCTGAAGTCGACCGCGACGGACACCACGGGCTCAACGAAGTGGACGTGCTGGTACATGCCGCTCGACGAGGGCGCGTATGTGATCGCCGCGTAATAGTCAACTGTGGGGCGGGGTCTTCGGGCCTCGCCCCAGGTTCACAAGATGATGCTTTCTCTCAAGACGGCTCCCGCTGCTCTGGCCTTGGACTGGGTGTCTGAGGTCAAGGGACATCTGCGCCTTGACTCGGAAGACGAGCAGCCGCGCGTGTCCTCCATCCTGATTCCCGCAGCGACGCAGTATGCGGAGTCTGAGACTGACAGGCAGCTTATCACGGCAACGTGGACACTCTATCTAGACAAGTTCCCGTGTAGTGGGCAGAGGATAGAGCTGCCCAAGCCTCCGCTCAAGACCGTGACGAGCGTGAAGTATTACGACACGGCGGGCGTACTCCAGACGTGGGCCGCCGCTGGCAACTACACCGTGCAGGCACCGGCCGGACCCTTCGCGGACTGCGGCTACATCTCTCCGGCCTATGCCGTGATTTATCCAACGACGCAGTCCCGAGCGGACGCTGTAGAAATAGAGTACGTCTGCGGATACGGCGACACCTTCGCGTCGGTTCCGCCGATGATTCGCGCGGCAATGCTGTTGATCGTTGGCGAGCAGTTCGAGCGCCGCGAGGAGGCCATCGCGGGGACCATCATCTCGCGTGTTCCGATGGCGGCTCACAACCTGCTCTGGCCTTTTAGGGTTTGGCGATGACGGGAGGTCGAAAGATGCGACGAGTGCTGATTGGTGGATGCGCGGCGATTCTGTGCGCGGCTCTCGCGGTCATCGCGCTTGCCGAGGTGGATGGCGACAACGACGTGGCTATCACTGCGGTTGTCACGAACGTCACATTTACGACCGCGCGCAGTTCGGTGCTGCTAATGAATAAGGCCACGAGCGCGAATCGTCTTTACGCGCGCCTGTTCTGGTGTGGAGAGACGGCGGCGGCGGCGACAACGGCGAGCCCAATTCTGCTCGAGCCCGGCAGTTCGGTGACCTACACGCACAACAAGAACACAGAGACTGGCCTTGGTTACTGCGGCTTCTCCGCGATCACGGCTGCCGGGGAAACGGCGAGCCTGCGTTGGGAGGCGAAATGAAATCCGCGCGACGTCTCGCGTTCCTGGTCTCTGTTCTGGCGACCGGAGCCCTAATGGTCGGGGCTCAGGGCATCGACTTTAAGGGAACGAGCGATCCCCTGTATCTAATCCGAGGCATACAGGGAAGCAAGTCCAAGACGTTGACGGACGCTGCGGCTGCGACTCCCGTGATCCGCGTGCCTGTGGCGACGAATTCATTCCAGGACGGAGAGGTGGTCTGGCACGCGACGAGCGTAGAGGGAGCGAATAGGCGCACTGTCCTCGGCCGCATTCGATTCGGGGCCACCGACAAAGCGGGGACTCCCGTTTGTGGAATTGGGCTTGTCGGATCGGATCTCTACATACCCGCGTTTGTTGGAGACGCCGCTACGCTGGCCTGCACCTGGACGAACGTTGTCAACACAACCAACTGCGACCTGAGCGCGACCTGCACGGATGACACCGCGGGTGACCAGACGATTACGATCAACGTGCGCCCCGACATGACGACGACGGCGACGCTCGTGTACCCGTAGGGGGATGCCATGACCCAGCGCAACAAGCTCCTCGCATCCCTGATGGCCTTCGGGCTCGCCCTGTCAGCCTGGCTGCTCGCTCCACTCATGGCGCAGCAGTCGAATCCGATCTACCCAGGCTCCGTCTACCGCACCGCGTACCTGCCTGACGCCTACGTTATGCCGGACAACGTCGCGGTGAGTCTGTTCACGGTCTCCCTGCCGACGACCTGGAGCGCGTGCAGTGTGCATCTGGACTATGCCTATACGGTGACGAACAGCTCCACGGACGCGGCGGCCCAGGTTGGTCAGGCGGCATTCGCGTTCAGCAACAACAGCGGAACAGTGACCGGGACTGCGGTGGTTACATCACTGGTCAGCGACGGAACGGGCTGCTTAGACGGGGTCTGTTCGGGCGGGAGCGTGACCGTGGTGGGCACTACGGCTACTGGAGAGATGACGTTCAACAACAGCTTGAGCGTTAATGGTGCGTTGCGCTATCAGGTCGTCAACACGTCGTGCCTCAAGTTCGTTCCGCTGTGAGGGAGCATGAACGCGGGCAAGATCAATCATCGTCTGCGTCTGTTGCGCCCGGTGAAGTCCGTCGATCCGGTGACGCGCCAGCCGAAGGTGGCCTACGTGCTCTCGTCGCGGGCCTGGGGATCGTACGAGCCCCTCGATGGGAAAGAGCCGTTCGCGGACGCGCAGCTACAAGGGAAGTTCGACGCGCGCTTTGAAATGCGTTTCCGCACTGACCTGACAGTTGAGTGGCGCATCGAGACCCCGCAGGGTAAGGCGTTTGACCTGTTCTCTGTGGCTCCTGGCGGGATGCACAACCGAGAGAAACTGATCGTTCTCGGGAAGGCGCGTTCCGAATGAGTAGCACGTTCTACCCGGTCAAGGGCCTGTCCGAGCTCGTGACGAGCCTCCGCGCTCTGCCCGATGGACTCGGCGAGCAGGCGCTGATGAAGGCGCTGATAGAGGCGGGACAGCCGATCGTGACCGAGATCATCCAGGCTGCACCGCGCAAGGCGCCGGCGCCGGACATGGCGGAGGCCTGGCACATCGTGAAGACCGGGCCGACGTCGATCGCGATCACGACGGATTCCAAGAAGCCGCACGCGCACCTAAACCTATTCCACGAACTCGGTACGCGCAGGATGCCGTCAAACCCGTTCGCGCGGCCCGTGTGGGACTCGCGTTGGCAGTCACTGCTCTCGACGTTCCGTGATGCGCTTGCGCCGCTGGTGCAGGCCGCTGCGCGCCGCGTTGCGCGAAGGGCGCCCAAGTGAGCGCCGCTTGCGAGTCCGTGATGTCCGCGCTGTTGGCGTCCGCGCCTGTTGTGGCGTTGGTGGGGCAGCGGGTCTACGGCGGGCATCTGCCGCAGGAGACACCGGGCGTGGATCAGTACCCGGCTCTCTCGGTCCTGTACGTGGACGGCACGGGCGGCTATGCGCTGCGTGGATCGGATGGCAAGGCGCGCGAGCGCGTACAGGTGGACATCTGGACCGCGGATCTGGCCGGGGGCGAGACGTTGCGCGACCTGATCGGGGAGCGCGAGGGAATTTTCAATGGCTTCGGCGGCATCTTTGTCGACCGAAAACGCGGGCCGACCTGGGACGACGAGGGCCAGGTATACCACGCAATGACAGAACTCCTCGTTCGCAAGGGGGCTTAGCATGGCGATCGCACTGAACACGAGCATTCAGCTCAAACTGAACGCACTCGAAACGAACACAGAGGATCTGGTCACGGCCGAGGCGCCGTTCAACTTTAACAAGGTCATAACGCTCGTCAACGGTGTTGTGGCCGATGCGGCGGACGTGATCTGGACAGATACGCGCACGCTCGCCACGGCGACTACGGAAGACATCGACCTGACGGGCGGCGGCCTTGTGGATGCGTTCGCGAACGTCGTGGCTTTCGTCAAGGTCAAGGCGATCATCGTTTACTCGCGTGTCGCGAACACGACCACGCTGAGCATCGGCGGGGACGCGAATAGCGTGCCGTTCTTCGGGGCGGCTGCGGATTTTGTGGACGTGAAGCCGGGCGGCCTGTTCGTGCTCGTTGATCCGACGTTGGCAGGGTACGCGGTCGCGGCCGGGGCCACCGATATCGTCCAGGTAGCCAATTCGGCCGGAGCATCCGCGACCTACGACATTCTCATCGTCGGGACCAGCGCGTAGGCGCGGAGCAGGGAGAGGAGCTAGATCATGAGCAATGGAAGCATCGGACACGGCACGACGCTGGGCTACAGCACCGTAGCGGGCGGCCCCTACACGGACTTCGCCGAAGTGGTGAGCGTGAAGGAGGGCGCGCAGGCAGCGGACAAGGTCGACTTTACGCACTTGACATCGGCCTCGCGGCGCAAGGAATTCAAGCTCGGGATGATCGACTCGGGCGAGTGGCAGTTCACGCTCAACACGCTGTACGCGGCAGAGCGTACGGCGATGCGCACGGCACACAGTTCGGGGGCGACGTACTACTGGCGCTGCCGGGAGTACGACACGAGCGCGACTCCGGCGACGCTGCTGGCTACGCTAACCTTCGCGGGGCCTGTCATGAATTTCGACGACGGTACCCGCGAGGCGTCTACTCCGAAGCGCACAACCCTGACGATCGCTGTCACTGGCACAATCACTGAGGTGTAAACGTGGACAATCCGCAGCGCGGAGAGCATACGATCAAGGATCGCGACGGGGTCGAGTGGAAGCTCGCGCTCCGCAACAACGAGATATGCGCCATCGAGAAGCTACTCGGGAT